TGCTCCAGCAGCCAATCATCCATCCAAGCAACTGCAAACTCATCAGCGCAAAGTTCATCGCTGCATCCGCACTCCTTCATGGATGCAACCAAGCGCCTGCGCCGCGCAGCAATCGCCTTGTCCTCATTGCTGGCCTTGTGCTCCAAGTGGCCGCGCAATGCGGCCTCCATGACTTCCTGCACGACCGGATGAGCCAAGCGCACCTCACCGTTGTCACAACGCACAGGATGCCAATTGTAGAGCGGGTTGAATGGCCGTTCCGTCATGCGTTTCCACTGATCCAGTGGCAAACCCAACAGGAATGCCAGAGCCTCATCATCTGCGGGCAGCGTCCCAAGAGGTGTCTCCCCATGAGCCTTAAAAAAAAGCTCCATACCGAAAAAACCAACCTCAGGATCACGATAAGCACGCCTGCGAAACTCACTGCGATCATAGCGGTCATGGTTGAACTGCATGAAATAGTGGGAGTCCAAGCGCTCAGCAGAAGAAATCGGATACTCCACCAATTCATCAGCATCGACTGCCTTAAGATGCACCGCTGCCATTGTCCTCTGCCCTCACTGATCGCCGGTTGCGATCCTCAAGCCATGCGGACTGAACATGCGTCACATGACGCCGCGCAGCCCTGGTCAGATCGCGAATACCTGTATGTTTTTTTTCGTATTTTCCCATGCGCCAAACGAGCAACGGCAGCGCCATACGGTGCCCCCATTTGCGCATCTCAGACATGCCTTTCCGCTCGCAAGCGGTGCAGCAGTACATCTGCCAATCCCGCGACGGCACGAACGGCCTTGAACACTCTGGAAGAAAGCAAATACCCTCTTGCCAAGGTGGCGCAGCCATCAATTCAGGGGCCGCGTAGACCTGAAATTTCTCAGGCTCACTATGGCGTGCCACGGCATTTGAGGAGGACATGCCTTGCATGGTCACGCACCCTCCGCCGCTAATGGCTCTGAAAACGGCCCTGAGCCGCCCTCCAACTCCTGACGCAATCGGGAGCAAGCCGCCTCAAAGTAGTCAGGGGATTTCTCAATTCCGATGGCCTTGCGCCCGGATTGCGCCGCAGCAAGCAACGTCGAGGCCGACCCCGCAAAAGGGTCAAGAACTAACTCGCCAATCTGGCTAGAGTTGGTGATGTAGTGCGCCAGCAGCTCCACCGGCTTTTGCGTCGGATGAATCGCATTCTTTGGACGCGAGCAACGGAATGTCCGCTTCGAACCGCCATTGTTGATGTCGCGGGCCTTGCCTTTGTAAAGGTAAAGAACTCGCTCCTTATCCTTCATGTAGAAGCGCGTGCGCGTGGGTGTAATCTTGTCCCAATCCAACTGGCTATGAAACCGAAAACCCGCACCTAGAAACGCAGCATGGGCGGCAAATACGTTCTTATCATCTGCCATCACATAGGCGTCGGCATTCCTCCTGAGAGAGCGGAAAATTGGCGGAGACATATGAGACCACGCCACTGTGTCCATCAGGAAACCTGTATTGTCATAAACCTCGGAATCGAACTTGCCGGACATGCCTTCGCCATTCTTGCCACCAGAGGTCAGTTTGTAGGGCGGGTCAGTCACAAGCAGGTCAGCGGACAAAGCAAGCTCTGGCAGAACGTCTAGGCAATCACCCAGGATCATGCGGCATGGCCCGATCTGAACGTCTTTCAGGATAGCGGTCATGTGTCTAACCACCTCGCCAATTGCGGCGTTTCTTTAGGGTCGATCAGGAAGACAGGCCGCGAACCGCGCAACGCAGACACGACTTCTTGCCACACCCCTTGGCTCGCGCGCCACCCGGCGATGGGCGGGACGATCACCGAGCCGCAGGCGTTGAGCAATGGCTGACACCAATCCGTCCAGAACTTTGCGTCCAGAGGATCGAGCCAATCGTCAAAATCGACATGCACCATCTCAACGGACTGGATGATGGGCGAGATCGCAGTGATCCCCTCAACCGCCAGCAGCCGCGACCAACGCGCCGCGCGACCAGCGCAAAGCAGGCTTTCAACCTGGTCCCAATCGCCGCTTTCCTTGACGCAGACCTTGGAATACGGCGTGGCGAGATAAGACATATGCCCTTGTGCGCCAGCGACAACGTCAACCAAAGAAGCATTACGATATAGCAACTGCGCCTGTTCAAATTGAACCAAAAGCGGATTGGACCAATCAGGTTCTGCCGGGAAACGAATCTCAACACCCATTAGACACCCCCGCTTGACATGCGGGCGCTGCCGCGCATGGTTGCAACTAAAAGCTGTTTCAGAAAAAGGAATTGAATTTGAAGCGTTTCTTGAAGATTGCGGCGTTCGCCGCGCTGGCCGGGTGCGCAACCGGTCACTATGATCTGTTTGCCACGCCCCCCTCCCAGTGGACTGACACCCAAATCGAAACCGCCACATACGGCGAAAACAGTTTCTTTGCCGCGTGCCTTCTCTACCAGATCGGAGCGTCTGGCCAGAAAGACCTTACCAAGAATGACTTTGCAGTTCTCGATAAAATCCTGCTGAAGCGCGGACTCAACCGACGCGATCTGGAAATAATGAGTGACCCGGAAGCCGGATTTGGAACAGGCCAATCTTATACCGGACTTCAATGTAAAAATAGCGGACAAGTCAGGGTCGTGAACCGGTCTTTCTATCCAGGCACTGGACACGAATGGCAAGCGCAGCTTGGCGACAGCTTCATTTACCTGCGCGGCGACACCACCGAAGACGGCATGATTGTCTTCGCTTGGAATTGAGGGGTTCCACTTAGCCATCAGCCGACACCACCCTACTTGCCAGGGAAGCCCTGAACTTAACAGCCACCTCAATCAACTCATCCATTTCCTTGAGCTGCGCCTGCGCTTCATCAGGCGTGTAGTCGCCGGGGTTCTCAGAGTCGTCTGAATGAGCCTCTGCGTGCTTTGCCAGCACGTCAGAAAATTCTTTCATCACAAGGCTCATATCCATGGCCGTAGACCCAACCACCGCCAGAGGCTGAAAAAAGCCTCCGGCCAACTGGGCAAAATGCCGGGCAATTGGCGCAGCAGCTTTGCTGTCGATACGACCCAAGCGGTCAAGGTAGTTCACTCCGACCCCGCCGGGACGATGCTCCGACACCTCCAAACCATAGGAAAGCGTTGAGGTGGCAACCCCCATATCCGCCGATGCGTTTTCTAAACCGCCAACCGCACGAAACGAGGCCTGAACAGTTGCTTGAATAGATCCGGGGCGCGTTGCTCGCGTCATGTCAAAAACTCTCCGCTGATTTCACAAGACAGGGGAAATGAGCACTGCAAGAATGAGGGCATGAAACGAGAGACATGCACCCCACTCTGCGAAACCGTGCCCCCTGTCGAAACGGCACGAAAAAGCTTAGGAAACTGGAGCGAGGCGACCGCTGGCCAGCCCATCGCCTCGCGACACCAGCCAATCCAATTGGGAGGAGAAACCATGACCGATGAACTGAAAGACTTCAGCAACCCTGAGAAGCTCAAAGCGTTCTTTGAGGAGCTGGACGAAGAAAACGAAAATCTGATGGGCTTGGTCCAAAGCGCACATGCCGAGAACAACGCCCTGCGTGTTGCCTTGATGGCAGTGCTGGCCGCACTGGACGACAGGATGCCCGCCGTCCGGGACATTGTTGTACATGCGCTGGATGAAGCCACCGATAGGGCCGAGAACCCACTATCAGGACACTCGCCACTGCCAGCAGAAGAAAAGGAGATTGAAGCGCTGCGCGAATTGCGCACAAACATACTTCTCGCCAACAAATTGATTGAGCGGGAATAAGTCATGCAGCCACCCCACGAAGCCCAGACAGGCGGCGCAAACGGATCAAGCGCATGCGCAGTGAAACATTTTCGGACTGAAGCTTGCGCGCGCGCTCAGATGAACGCGCATAGGCTTTCTGCATCTGCAATAATTCACGCTTCAGGCGCGCGATGGTTTCCTGTTCTGACGACGATTTGGAAGCCACTAACTCGCCTCCTTAAGAGATACGCTGACACCCTTCTGACTGAAGAGTTCCGGTGGACACTCAACGCCAACATCAGAAGCCAACGAGCGCCCAACCTCATACCAAGCCGCAGGAAACCTCCCACGCACAACCGCATTGCTGAACGCCGTTTGCCCAATCTCTAACTGAGCCATCATCTCTTTACGGCCAACGGCCTCGGCAAACTCATAGGTAGTCATCATGCTGACAGATAATTCACATTTGGTGGATTTTGTAAAGTCCACAATTGGTGGTTTGCCAAAAAGACCACAAATTGTGAATCCTCAAGATATGAGCACCAACGAAAATCCGTATCTGAATATCGGCGAGCGACTTGAAGAAGTCAGACGGGGCTTCTCAGAGCTTTCCCAAAAGTCCTGGGCCGAGAAGCACGGTTTCAACCCGACTCAGTGGAACAATTGGCGACAGGGAAATCGACGCATCCCTATTGAAGCGGCTGAAAAGCTTTGTGATGACTACGGCCTGACTTTGGATTGGATATATCGCGGAAGAAGGGATGGATTGTCCGAAACCGCATCAAAGGTAGTCTGATCAATCCGACCTATCGCCTTAACTACCGCATCAAGTGTAATTTCAAATTCATCTGCCATTTCGATCATGCGGTCTAGTCGGTCATCAACTGTCTGATATTCAAAGCTCAAAACCAAATATTCCAGATAGTAGTTCTCAATTCGGCCAAAATAGGCATCACACTGAGACTATAGCTATGTACATCTAATGATTGCAAATCTACCTGTCGGAATCCGACAGGTCTTGTAGTGCACGGCGTACAACAGCGCGATTCAACCCAACATCTTGTGCTATCTTATTTTCGCTTTGAAGCCCATAAGCCTGCACGTATTCAAGAATCAGCGCCTTATTCAAGTCTCCGTACTTTGACTTGAGCCTAAGAAGCAATTCCACGGTAATACGTGCTTTCAGAACCATCCCCTCCTGCTTGCTGAATACAATCGACTTCAGGGAAAGGGATTTGGGCTGGTTCGCGCGCCACTAAGAATAGATCGCCATCAATTTGACTGGCCACTAAGCCATACAGGTCCGGCAAATTAAACTAAAGTCCATTCACTAGACCTTCTGTACAGCCACTGAGGTTTTGACCAGACAAACCCGCCATTTTGGTTGGATTCCGACAGCGCGTACTTGGAAATTCGCCCAGCAAAATAACCGGGAACTCGCCAATAATCCACTTTTGGTGAATTTTATCTTGCATGTCCACATATTGTGAATTAATCATACCTCAACCTAGGAGGCACACATGCTGACGCAGACACATTCACAGATCGCCTTAGACGCCCGCCAGGTTGTCACTGAGCCTGAGCGCTTTGCGTCTCACCCCGGCCAGCGGATGCTGGCATGGGCGGTCCTGATGGGCGAGCGCGGCAAAAGCGTGAACCAATCCCGCATCCGCAAAATGCAAAACGCCTCACCATCCACCCTGACCGGATCGGAGGCTGCGTGATGGGCATCCACCCTAAGTTCGATGTTGTACGCCGAGGGAATGGCTACTTTGTCCTGAAAGACGGTGAAGTCGTCAAAGGCCCATTCAGCCATCAGGTCGCAATGGAAGCGCGCGAGGGCCTGCAACGCGCCGCAAAGCGACAGCCACGACCATGCATGACCTGCGGCAACACTTTCGTGAGCGAAGGTATGCACAACCGCATGTGCAAAACCTGCCGCGCGCACTCTCTTTATGACGGAGCCGTGTAATGGATCACCTACTTTCCCGACCCCGCCAGTTTCTGGATCATCTGGAACTTCTTGGACCAGTCGCCCGAACCGAAAGCTTTATGCACGAAGCGCTTGAGACCGGCGGCAGCTACGTGCCTGCACGCGACGGCGATGATTGGGCCTCGCACCTCGCAGAGATCGACCTGCATGGATTTCACGCCTCCGGCGCAAGCGAAGAAGAAGCACAGCGCAACTGGATGCGCATGGCACGCCGCGAAATGCCAATTGAAGGGCTGCGCGCGTGAACCTCAAATCCACCATATTCCCCGTCACCGGCGTCATGAAACCCGCTGGTCCACTTGCCGAGGGCGGTCTGCTCGCTGCCCTCGGCCCTTTCTTCACAAAAGCGGTCAGCGGCCACCATGCCGCAGACCAAGGCGCGCACAGCCCCCCCCACACTCACACCCAGGGACACGGCGCGCCTGAAATACCTGACCAGCCCCTCCCCAGCGGCTGGTGGATCATCCCATGCGCCATCCTTGGCGTTGCCATGTGGTCCCTGCTGATCGGGGCACTGCTATGAACGCGCTTCACGCCCCAACGGCTTTGCGTGTCTTGATTGGCTGCGAGACCAGCGGCATTGCGCGCCGCGCCTTCGCCGAGGCCTTTCCGGCGTTTGATGTATGGTCCTGCGATCTGGAACCAGCAGAAGACCGAACCAACCGCCATATCCGCTGCGACATCCGTGACGGCATCCTGCACGAAGGTTGGGACGTTCTGGTGGTCATGCACCCACCCTGCACCCGCCTTTGCCGCTCCGGTCGGCGCTGGATGAGCGGCCCCGGAAAGTGGACCCACCCTAAAAAACTACCAGAGGGTCGCACATGGCAATCCATGAAGGACGAATTTGAGCTTGGCGTGGATGTATTCACGCAATGCTGGCAGGCACCAATCGCACGCAAGGCGATTGAGAACCCGGTGATGAATGATCTGGCGCGCGAACGCATGCCCACCAACTTGCCAGCACCGGACATCACCCAGCCCCACCAGTTTGGAGATCCGACGTACAAGGCTACAGGGTGGTATCTCGACAACCTGCCACCCCTCAAGGCCACCGCACCACTCAGAGAACCGCAGCGCGGCTCAGACGAATGGAAACGCTGGAACCGCATCCACAGAATGGCACGCACCCCGGATCGCGCCCGCCTGCGCAGCAGAAGCTCTGTCAAGATGATGACAGCCGCAGCCATCCAATGGGGGCAACACGCGCTCAGCGAAATGAGGGCAGCAGCATGAGCAAGTTTCACTTTGACGACATGCCAGCGTCGCAGCAGGCCGGAATCCTTTGCAACGATCCGCGTTTTCAGCGGTTCGCCGCAACGCGTTGCGGATTTCCTAACGATCAGTTCAGCCAAAGCGCCGCCGCAGAGTACCTGCGCAACTGCTGCCATATCGACAGCCGCCGCGACCTGAACACCAACGGTCAAGCGCACACTCTGTTTCAGACCCTACGCACCGAGTTCGATGCGTGGACCGGCAAAATCGCAACCCCACGGTAGAAAAGGATCGCCCCAGTGATGGCCAAAAAGAAGCAACCCGCAGACGAAACCCAAGTCGAGGAACATGACCCGTTCGCAATTCGCGGCGTGGAACAACTTCTGACGCTTTTTGATGGCGGTGACTTTCTCGCTCAGTTCATCGCGGACCACCGCGACCTTCTGCAACAGATGCAGGACCACAATGAGGAATACGGGCACAAAGGCGCAAAGGGTTCCTTCACCCTGAACGTGTCGTATGAACTAGGCGGTGCTGGCGATCTGGGCATGCGCGCTCAGGCAGATTTCAAAGGCCCGAAGAAACCGGCGAGCCAAGCCGCAGCTTATGTCGATGGTCAGGGGCAGATGACCCTCTACAGCCCCATGATGAAACGCATGCACACGGGCGTTCGAGACATCACCCCACACGATCCAGAGACCGGAGAAGTCCGCGACGTTTAAACGATCTTCTGCTGAGTAGGCCACCCGCGCAGAGGACGCGGGAAGGCTTCAGCAAAGAACCGGGCGAGCATTCAAGGCCACTGACCCGCTCGCCCGGAACCAAACCACCAACCCCGCAAAGGAATGGATTATGTCAGACAGACAAGACACCACGGCAATTATGCCGGAAAACCCGGCGCAAACCATGCGCGACACGATGGAAAAGATCGGCGGCACAGAAGTCATCAACCGACCCGATGACTTCGACTTCACTTCAACACACCTTGTTGCCACCCCAAGCCACCGGAAGGTCGAAGACCTGACCGACAAACACCGCAGCGCCGCTGAGTATCTGAAACCAGCACGCCGCAAGGGCACCGCGAAATTTGCTGACCTTCAAAGCATCATTGCATGGGCAAATCGCTTTAAGGGTGAGACATCCGCACTATTCGCCAAACCCGACATGTCAGCGCCTACGCTTACCTGCATAGCGGACTATCATGCCGAGGGCGCAGTGGACGTAACAACCACCACAGGTGACGCCAGTGCGCGCCACTGTCACCACCGCGCCATCTATGACTTCCCGCTATCCGAAGAATGGAAAGCGTGGATGGGCGTATCCGGCGAACCGCTGAAAAAAGACATCCTGGGCGAGTTCATTGAAGCACAAGCCAAGGACGTGATGGACCCAACACCCGCCATCCTGAAAGGCAACATCAGCGACAAAAACCAACCCTGGGAAAATCGCCTGATCGAGACAGCCCAGAAAATTGAAGGGCGCTACGGTCAACTGACAGAGCTACTTGCGATGTCAAAGCAGTTCCAGGTGCATGAAACCAGCAATCTGACCGTGAAGACCAATCGCGACAGCGGCGAACAAGAGATCCAGTTCGTCAATGAACACAAGGCACCGGACGGCAAACCCCTAAGCATTCCGAACCTGATCACAATTGCAATTCCGGTCTTCATGGGCGGGGCGCCGTATCGCATGCCGGTGCGCTTCCGCTACCGCAAAATGGGCGGCGAGGTGCGCTTTATCTTGTCGATCTACAACCCAGAGAAGGCATTTGAGGCGGCTTTCAAAGAAGCCGTAGAGCAAGCAACAGCCGAAACCGCCCTTCCCACGTTCTTGGGCACCCCAGAGAGCTGATTTCTCTTAGTGGCCCCTCTCGCATCCCAACGAGGGGCCATCGACGGAAACCAGAGCGGCAACCCCAACAAATGACCCAACCCCGGAGACTAACATGACACCCGACATCTGCATTTACCATGACAACTGCGACGATGGCTTTGCCGCCGCGTATGCCGTCTGGAAGCGCTTTGGCGACGATGTGAAATTCGTCGCGTGCCAGTACGGCAATGATGCCCCGGACGTGACCGACAAAGATGTGCTGATCGTGGATTTCTCCTTCAAAAAGGACGTGATGAGCCAACTGGCTCAGCAGGCCAAACGCATCATCGCCCTAGATCACCACAAGACAGCAGAGGCTGAATTGGCAGGCCTCCCAAACCTCAAATGCGACGGAGAACCCCTGACCAAAGAACGCGCAGACGAAGTGACAAGCGGCGTTGGCGTTTGCTTTGACATGGAAAAATCCGGATGTCGCCTCGCCTGGGAATACTGTTTTGGCACAAGCCCAATGCCGGATTGGTTTGCAGCCGTTGAGGACCGCGACCTCTGGCGGTTCAATCTATGCAGCACCAAGGAAATCTGCATCGCAATCCGCTCGCTGCCGCGTGACTTCGACATCTGGGACATGTTCACAGCCGAACAGCTGGCGAATGATGGCGTCGCAATCCGCCGCTACGTTGACATGATCATCGGCAACATTTGCGACACCGCCTTTGAGCAGGAGATTGCAGGCCACAGGGTTCCTGTTGCCGCCTGCTCATACGACTTCGTTTCAGAGACCGCACATGAGCTGCTGCACCGCAATCCTGATGCCCCGTTCGCGGCCTGCATGGTGCGCTCCCACGATGGCGTGACTTACTCCCTACGCTCAATGGACGACCGGATGGACGTTTCCGAAATCGCCAAAGCCAATGGTGGCGGCGGACACCGAAACGCCGCCGGATTCCGCGTCGCCGCCTAACCGCAAAACACCTGGAGCCGATATGCACCTGTCAGCCAAAACCCAAGAAGGCAGAGATTTCAGAGGAAACATACTTCTGAACGGAACAAAGCAAAGCGACGTGCTTGAGCTTGATACCGAAGAAGGCTGGCTAGTCAGATGCGTCAGAGACGAAAACGGCCAGCTCGTGATCGAAGGCGACTCCCTAAAGACCGAACGTCTCACAGGCGTGGTCACAATCGACGAAACCACCCCCCCCCTAACCCCAAAAGGAGATCACCATGAGCAAAGATGAACAGGCCATTGAAGCCGAAATTCAAGAAAGGGGACTGACCGCCAAGCGGATCACCCCGGACATGCTGGACGCAGAAATCACAGTGGAAGACTACCACGTGTTCCCCGGATCCTGCCTGACACTGCGCAACGGATTCACCGTTACCGGCGAAAGCGCATGTGCATCACCTGAGAATTTCAATGCCGAGATTGGTCAGAAGATCGCCCGTCAGAACGCTCGCGAAAAGCTATGGCCCCTGCTTGGCTTCCGCCTTCGCGACCAGCTTTCAGCCAACACCTAAACCCAGGACCGCATTTTTTTCAGCGAGGGTCTGCGCATGACGTCAGTTCGAAAGATCACCGATCTGGCCTAAGTTTCGGGGTTCAAATCCCCGGCCTCGCTCCACCAGTTCGCTTGACCAACGCAATCACGGAAAAACCATCATGGAAGATCAATGCAAGCTACCCATCAAAGCGGCGCGAGAGATCGCGAAAACCCACGGATGGGATCAGGTTATCCTGGTCGCACGGAAAGTTGGCGATGACGGCTACGAGCATGTTGTCACCTACGGCAAAGACGCCGCGCATTGTGAAGCTGCGGCCCGCGCCGGGAACGCCATCAAACACCACCTTATGAAATGGCCCTGCTCTCTATTTGATAGCGCACTTCGCGTACTGGGCGTTGGTCGAGACCATGCGAACCCGAAGGCCCTCGCGCTGTATTTGAACGCAGAACCATCAGGTGGTGACATTCGCATGGTGCAAGACATGCTCCGCGCGCCAACGCACTCGCCTTCTGAAATAGAGCGCGGAGTGTAGCCTCAAGGCGCGCAGGAGTTCAACCAATGCCCCAACCACAACACATCGTGAATATTTCCGGCGGCAAAGACAGCGCCTCAGCCTACATGCTCGCCATTATGCGAGGGAAGCCATTTCGGGCTGTGTCCGCCGACACGAGCCATGAGCACGAGATAACATATGAGTGGATCCGTAAGTTATCTGATCGAACAGGAGGGCCAGAGGTCGAGATCGCGAAGGCTGACTTTGCTCAACGCATCGCACGCAAACGCCACCTAGTTCAAACTAAATGGGTGGCAGAGGGCGTTGCCGAAGAAATTATCCAGGCTGCGCTCGATGTTTTGCACCCAACTGGAAACGCTTTTCTCGACCTGTGTATTTGGAAAGGCCGTTTCCCTTCTATCAAGGGACAATTCTGCACTGAGGAATTAAAAGCAATCCCAATCTTCGATCAGGTTTTCGCCCCAGCACTCAAAATGGGTCCGGTTGTATCCTGGCAAGGCGAACGCCGAGCGGAGAGTCCGAACCGATCCAAGCTTCCTCGCCACCAGCGCGTGAAATATGACGGCTTAGCCGATCTGCTGATCTTTCGCCCGATTTTGCATTGGTCAGCCGAGAATACGTTTGCGCTCCACAAGTACTTCGGATTGGAGCCTAACCCGCTCTACCGGATGGGCATGGGCCGTGTCGGATGCTTCCCATGCATCAATGCGACAAAGGCAGAGCTCGCAGAAATATTCAAACGCTTTCCAGATGTATTGGAGAAGCTGCGGATTTTTGAAGAGCTCGTTTCCCGCGCAAGCAAGCGCGGCCAGGCAACATTCAAATCCGCCTCCACCACCCCGCAAGGCAAGCGCTTAGTCGAAGCTCAAAAACTAGGGTTTCGCCTAAACGAACCGCTCCCCGGCATTGATGCCGTAGCCACTTGGGCGCGAACGACGCGCGGCGGAAAGCAATTTGACGGATTCCAGTTGATGGATAGCGAGAGCCTATGCACTAGCCAATATGGACTTTGCGAATGAGAACGGAAGCTTGCCCCAACCAAACACACCGGATTTGGATTGCCGGAGATGTTGCCGACGCAAGAAGGGCCTGCCGAGATTTCACACTGAGCGGCCTATGCGTTTCCATTCAAAAAACCGATTTCATCTACACTATGGGCGCAGAGCACGGGGTCTGCGTAACTCTGATCAATTATCCCCGGTTCCCAACCGACAGAGCCAATATCGAAAGCATCGCAAAGAGATTAGGCCATCACCTCTGCAAAGAGATGTTTCAAGGCAGCTTCACAATTGAAGGGCCTGAGAAAATGCAATGGTTCAGCCGCCGAGAACAGGATCACATCCCAACTGGAGTTCAACAATGACCATTCACCCTATACTCTTCTCCGCCCCCATGATCCGCGCTCTGCTTGACGGGCGGAAAACCCAAACGCGCCGGGTATTAAAGCCGCAACCCGTATGGAAAAACGGATTTATCAAGCATCCTGATTGGTCCGGCTATGGATACGAAACGGGGGAGTTCTTCGCTAAAAAGATCGTGAACGACTCTTTCCCAGAGTTCATCAAAGTTCAGACAGGCGATCACCTTTGGGTTCGCGAAAGCTGGCGGGTTGGCGCGTGGCACTACGGAAACGCCGAAATTGCACTGGATTACCGTGACGGCCCTCGGAAAGAATGGCTAGAAGTAGAAGACAGCGACTTTCTGATCCGGCTGATCAACCAATCCCGCGTTGATGCTGGAAAGGAAAACGTCCCGCTCAACGAGCTGACCCATTGGGAATACACTTGGACACCAGGAAACAGCCCCTGCCGCTGGCGACCAAGCATCCATATGCCCCGCTGGGCGAGCCGGATCACACTCAAAGTGACGGACATTCGGGTGCAGCGACTACAGGACATCTCCGATCAGGACGCTATTGCTGAAGGACTGTATGAAAAATGCTGGGAGGTTGATGCAAGCCAGCCGAATGTCCCCGACATAATCGGCATTGATGGTTGGTCAACTGATCGACAATCCGCATTCGATCACGGCGTCGGTGAAACTGCGAGAGACGGATTCTCCAAGCTTTGGAACAGCATCAACGGACTCGATGCATGGGACGCCAACCCGTGGGTCGTCGCGTATTCATTCGACGTAATCCCTCGTAACATTGACGATCAGGTGGCAGCATGAGCGCCGGGACAGCCAAATTCCGTGACTATGTTACCAGCGGTGCGTTCAAGCTCTCACTCAGCAGATCACAAGTCTCTGCCCTGGCTATGGTTGCAGAAACAGGTGCGATAGATTTTGGCAGTCATACGCTTTCCGCCCTCCACAACAAAGGCATGGTGACAAGCATTCGCGCCGCCAATGGCAGCGCTGAATTTCGACTGACCGAAGCAGGCGTGTTTGCTTTGAAACTGCTAAGCATGGCCGAGCTGACACAAGGCGCACCAGATCCAGTGGCCGAGGAGCTGGCCGCGCTGCGGCTGGAACTCGACCAAGCGCGCAGACATGCACAACAATGCGCCGCTGACGCCTGGGACATGAAAGCGCGAGTAGAATTTGCAGAGCGCAAAGTGGCTGAGGCCATAGCCCATGTCGAGGCAGCGCCGCCACCGCCCAAACCCATCATCACGCTAAAGAACAAACACCCGGACCGCACCCAAGCGCAAATCATCGAAAGCCTAAACGCAGCCCAGAGCTTCTTGGAAGGTGGCACCTAATGGGAAAGCATACCCCACTTTTCGCCACAGCAAAGACAGCCGCCAGCCTTCTGGAAATGAAGGAAGCGGAATTCTTGTCACTGGTGAAGGATGGGGCACTGCCGCCAGCAGGCAAATTTGACCGATGGGACGTTGAGCATCTACAAAAGGCGATGCGCGGCGATTTGATCGAAGGATTGGAAAACGTCGAATGGTGAAAAAGCCAAAGGTCTGGATACACCCCAAGGGGTATCACTACGTCCGCAAAGACGGGAAATATATTCGCATCGAGGCCGAACCCGGAACGCAAGCCTACGACGCGGAATACTGGCGGATTCTGACTGGCCGCAAAATCGCATCAAAGACTAGCTTCAAAATCCTGATCGCCAGCTATCGTGAATCAGATCGTTGGAAGTATCTCGAACCCAGGTCGCGCGCGGACTATGAAAAGGTGCATGAATACCTGCTGGAGAAGGCGGCAAACAAGGATGCCACCAAGACCAAAAGGGTAGACATCATCAACTCCATGGATGCCAACAGGCACCGGATCAGGTTTGCAAACTACATCCAGCAGACCATGAATGTTCTGTTTGAACACGCAATTGACCTTGGATGGATGGAAAGCAATCCCGCGAAGGGAATCAGGCACATCAAAGTGCCCAAAGAGCGACAAAAACCACACATCCCCTGGACAGATCATGCGGTTGAGAAATTCAGGTCAGAGGCAAGCGCACAAGCGCGCCTGATCTTCGAATTGGGGATCGGCAGCGTGCAACGGCCCGACGACTGGACGCGGTTCCGTTGGAGCGATTTTGACGGCACAAACCTTCGCGTTGAACAGAACAAAACCAAGAAACCGCTCTATATCCCCTGCACCCAGCACCTGATTTCGGCGCTGAACACGGCCCCCAAAAAGGGCCTGACAATCCTTACAAAACAAGACGGAACCCCACTGCCCTACCGACGCATGGCGGCGATCATGCTGGCAGAGCGCAAGCGCCTCGGCGTGGAAGTTCACGACCTGCACGCGCTGCGCTATCGCGGCGTGATGGAACTCGCATGGGCGGGCTGTGATGACGATGAGATCGCCAGCTACAGCGGCCACACGTCCAAGGAAATGATTGTCAAATACGCCGGACAGGCGAGACAGATAATGAGGGCTAGACAAGCTCACAAAAAGCGGCCATAAGCCCCGCAGAACGGAACGAGACCAGAACAAGAACCTGATAACTCTTGTGATAACTCGGAACCCCGTTCAAGCCAGAAATTAAGCTAACTACTTGATTTCACACCACAAAGGCGAGTTGGCGGAGTGGTGACGCAGCGGATTGCAAATCCATATGCTAGTCAAGCAATAACAAAGGCTTAGCATTTTTTAGTTATCAGGACATACAGGAAACAGAGCATGAACCTGATAACTAAATTTGACCGAATTCCAGCAACGATCTAAATCAAGCACCCAAAACCTCGACTCCGCCCCCCGCCCGTAGGCGAGAGGAATGGCCGATAGGACCGGCGTTTAGCCCAGATGCGTGATCAGGTTGTTGGTGCCCTGATCGTAGACTGCGCCCTGGCTGAAATTCGCAGGGTCCGCAGAAAGGCGAACTTGATTGTTCTCGGCAGAGCTACGCATCCGAAGCGCATAATTGGCAGCAGCGCCGGAATCGACCGCCTTACGATCTCGAATAACCGCGTCGATGATCATGCCGTCTCCTTGGATCTCCAGCGCATACTGGCTTCCGGTCAATGTCGGGCCCGGAGTAAGCGCGTAATCCCGCGACAGGGCCGCCGCCGCATCCACCTGAATATCGATGCGGTGGCGACGACCGTTGATCAAGCATCCCAGCGAACTGTCCTGTGTTCGCATGGCCATAAATTGAAGGCCTTCGATGCCTGCCGCATCTACGTGGATTGGCCGTCCGCCAGGGCCGTCTTGGGCAAGACCGTTGAACCAGAACTTTCCGTTTACAAAGCCACCCATGCCAGCGCCAGTATCGAAACGGATACCATCGCCGCCCGTGGCGAAGAAGGAGAACTCGGACATCCAGGTATCGTAGGCCTGCCAGTTGATGGCGTTGCCCGCGCAGTTGAAGCCCCAGATCCGGCTCAGGTTAACCTCGCTGCGGCCCGCTTTATTAAGCAACATGTTCGGACTGTGGCAGAGAACCACATTGTCCACGATGCCCATCGCATCCTGGAAGTTGAAACCAGCGGGGAAACCAATATCGGCTGCGGTGTCATGGTTATCGGGGTTGTTGTTGTTGGGCGCGACCAGATCAAGGCCCTTATGATTGGCGTGATCAGCTGCCGTCTGGGCAGCATCAACCCAGCGATCACCTGTCCAATCCCAGCCGAAATCAATCATCAGGTTTTTGAGTGCATATCCGGTCGAGCCGGTAACCGAGTCTCCCAGTGATGTCTGGGGCGTTCGGATCGGCGACAGTGTACTGCCCGGTGCCGCTTTGATCTGATCGTGAAAACGGCCACTGCCTTCAAGACGGGCGAAGCTGTCGCTTAGATCAATTTGACCTTCATTATCGGGGTCCAGCCAGACCATGCCTTCAATGGCAATTGGGCGGCCTTCGTCATGAGATGCTTGAAGCGCTGCCGCCATGGCGGCATCCTGATAGATCGGCGTATCTCCTATCCATTGAGGGGTCGATGGTCCGCCAAAATCCGAAAGCTTCAGCTCCCGGCCTGTGAACCGGCGAGCTGGGAACTTTCGCGCCAGCCCTCCGTCTGTCACTCCCACGATGAAATTCATGGCATTGTCGGCCTCTTGGCGAGACCCAGTTGCAAGTGCGCGTTGTGCTTCTGCGAGGGTAGGCATGTATTACTCCACTGTGATGAAGTTGTTCTCGGCGGTCGTGATCGGATAACCGTTCCCGTCCGTGAGAATGTGATCGATGGCGAGCTGAAGGTGCTGGCTTACGTAGGTGAGGAACAGCATGAGACCAGCCAGCCGCGACCCGACATTGGTCAGGTGCGTGCCGTCCTCACTGTGGTTGTCCGGAGCTGCCTGGTAGTAGACATTTGTCATCGCAGCCGCGACATCCTGCAGGGCCAGAGCAAGGTTATCCCAATCCGAATTTGTAGGATCTGGGCCGAGCATGACGAAGGGCAGATCGGGAACACCCAGATCGCTCCGAAGCCGGTTGATCAGATTGATCTTGGCAGGTGGATAGGTTGTACGGACGTTGGCACCATCATCTGACTGTCCGTGACCGCCTACAACGACCTCAATCTCACTTCCAGCAGGAGAAGCAGCCAGAGCCGCCTGCACATTGCTGATCAGCCCGTCATAAAGGACACCGCCACCTTGGCTGCGATCTCCGTCTGGGTTCCACGGTGCCGTGTCTCCCAGCAGTTTGGTGCCCCCAACAGCACAGTGGATCACGACAATGGCATGATCCGGGTAAACGGAGAGCAAGCCAGTCTGGAAACTGTGGATCGGAGAAACACCGTAGGAGTTTTGAGATTGCGTTTGCAGCGGAATGACCGACGCTTCCAGCGTGTGCTGCACCTGATCAAAAGCACCGTTGTCGGCGGTCGTCCAGGTTAGTGCGCGCATGTCACGCCAGCCATCGCCAGCGAGGACATCAACCCCTTCGGAAGACGTCTGACAAGCCATGGGAGACTGACCAAAGGTGATAACAAACTTGCGGGGCATGGCCAGCACGGAAGCAGGGTCATAAAGCTGAGTGTGCCGGATTGAACCGTTGTATCCGTTGTTGAACCGGGCACCGAAGTTTTGTGAAGACACGTTGGTAAAGGCCTGAACGGTCATCCCTGTGCGACGGTGATTTCGGTCGCCGTTTTGATCTGGCGCATCCAGAAGCGCCCGCGCGGAACCAGCGGCGAGATCCGCAACAGGAGCCTGATCAAATCCCACCCAGACCTCACCAGCCGGGATCGGGTAGGCACGTTTGAACTCGCGATTTGATGCCAACGCACCATCTGTCTGGATCGCGCCATCGGTTGGAATGAGATCCGCCTGCAAATTCCAGCCCAGCAGGTTTTCTGGAGAGGCGGACATCCCTTGAAAAGAGGCCTCTGCCTCGGAAACCAGACCTGGTGCGTAGATCGGGAAGTCCACCGGATTGAACAGCTCTTGCGCTGGTGCAGCCGCCACAGAAACTGAAAACGACGCCGAAACGGAAATGACCGTCCCAATCTGCATCAGTACAAACCCACAATGCCGGTCGCAGTGGTCTCAGAAACCAAAACCCGCTTCGCGCGAATTGGAAACGCCACACCAGCAGCAACGTAAACCGTGACCACTTGGCCACCTTTAGTTTCCAACTGAACACTGCCGGTCTCCGCAACATTGATCGCGCGAGTAACGAAAGCCAGCTCCTCTGTAGCATGAGGGGTAATCGGAAATGCATTTTCCGCCGGGCCATGCAAGATCGCTGAATGGTGGGGGAATTCTTCTACTGCGGGCATCTTGTTTTCTCCGTTAGTTTTTTGGAATGTCAGTGCAGGTTACGTGGGCGCACAGAATGTCGATCAGCCCAGCCACGTGCGCTTTGGCTGAGTCTTTCCACTCTTCGATGTCGATCAAATACGCGGCATGTGCGTGGTTGCTCGCACCGCGCGGCGGCAGCGCTGGCTCATCCGCAAGCTCAAGGGCCTCACGTGGAATCTTAGTTTTGGGCGCGCCGTTGGCGCAGCAACTCAAAAACATGATCGACAGCAGGGCTGCGGCATGTGTTGTCGTCCGCGACATTGGACAACTCCTTATGCAATTGACGGAAATGGGTAGCGCGCAGACGGCTGTCTTTGAGTTGCATGCCCAGGGTATAGATCACGGCGCTGCTCGCCTCTTGTGCGGCCCGCAGCTCCTCGTTTTCAGCCTTAGCCTTTGTGTAGTCACGCACGAACCAAGCCACCCCGGCCACAAGTGCGACAATGGCCAAAACCTGAACTCCTGAGATCAGCGCACGCATCAGACAGGAAACGCGCGCTCAGCGGCTCGCAAGATTGCGCGGGCAAGGGCAACCTTTTCATGACGCTCATTCGTCGCCGCCAATCCAATAGGAGACGATCCAAAGAAGGGTTCAATCAGGGTCGCTGCCGCCTTACCGCAAATCAGATTGAAGCCTCCACGACCACCGCGCCGGACAATCTTTTCACCGCGATCACGCAAACCCAGAGCATCAAGCATTTCATCCTGAAGGAAGGCCGCGAACCGCGCAGACGCGGCGGTACCACTGGTCAACACCTCTGTGCCAGTTGCTGCCGGGTTATGATGGCTGTTGAAATGCAGTTCGCAGGTCGCATCTGCGCCCCACTCATCGGCCCCAGCATAGGCGTAACGAAGGCCAGCCTTGTAGCCCAAATGCGCGGGGCGATAGAAGATTTCCACCTCAACACCGCACTGGATTTTTTTCGATTCAGCGAGGGCGATTTCCGCGAGATCCTTGTTCCAAAAGAACTCAGCCTCACCCGTATCTTTTCGCACCGCGCCCGGTGCCTGGGCGGTGTGCCCAACCACAAGTCCAAGTTTCATGTGATGTCTCCTAATTCGGCTGAGTGGCCACAATCACCACTGCGGCAATCGCAACGATCCAAAATACCCACGACACAGCCCCCTGTATTCGGCGGTACCAATATGATCTTGTGAGCTTTCGTGCGTTCTGGAGTGTGCTGTTCATTGCCCTGCGCCTCCCAGACGCTTAGCAGCTAGGGAAATCGCGACTGTACGCAGTTGGCTAAGCGCGGTGTGTGCCGCCCAGCCAAGTAAAAAGGGCACCAGGACCAGCGCTGCGGACGGCAGAGACTTAGGCTCCAGCCCAACCATCAGCAGCAGAAGCGGCCCACCAAAGGTGCCGACAAGGCCATTGAAGAGGAACAGCATGATCGCCCGCTTAAGCGTGAAAGGCTCCAACTCAAGAACCGCAATGGCCGCGCCGATCAGAGCGACGACCAAAATTGACCAAGAGGACCCATTGGCAGTGAGCCAGGTACCGGCCATTGCAAAGAACCCCGCAGACACTGCGGAGGCCGCACCGAAGATTTCCAATTTCATGTAGATTACTCGCTTTAGTAGGCTGATTTGCCGCCGGGATATTTGGTTATTGATTAGCGCGCGCCCGACACACGGCCTGGCTCAGACCTTTGAAGCCCTATTGCCCATGAAGACGCCGGACCGTCTCTCTCATCACGCCGAGGAACCCGGCCGAAAACATGATCGAAATAGGCCACCAGATCGGGCCGGAATAAAATGTACCGATGACGACAAAGGCCGTGTCGATCAGACCATCCCAAAGATTGCCCTGGCGGCGTAGGTCATCACGCTCTTTCAGAAACCAGTAGGCAAAACCAAAGAGCAGACCCGCAAATGAAAAGACCGCGCCTAGCATGGCGTGGCTTATTGCGATGACAGTAAACTTGTAGGGCTTTTCGTCAGGTGGAGACGGGGTCAGGACTTCGCACCAGAGGTCGCGAACAACCTCAAGAACTATGCAGGCCACAGTGCGTCATCCGTGTGATCTGCAGGGCGAGGAGACAAGTCCTTAATGCCCCAGGAGGCTTGATAGACAGAACTGACCCAAGCCGACCCAAGGCTCCACATCTCAACGATCTGCGGCGGCGTCATCATGTGATCCACATTGCCCATGTCGCGATACTTGGTCAGCGTCGTGATATCCCCCTGCCCGATCCGAATTTGCGCAGCGGTGCAAAGCCCCTGCAACGTGCGCTGATCTTCATCACGACCACGCAGGGCAACCGGAACAGACAGGCCGGTCACAGAAACACTGGTACCCGCCCTTATTCGCTTCGCACGCTCTGCATTTACCAGGTCATCAAAGGCGCGCTGCTCCGCCTCCTTGATCTCCTGAGTGCTGCGAGGGTCAATCCATTCTCCTGATACGGGATCAAATTCGGTCAACCCGTCAGGGTTATCCGGCAAAAGCGCCCATGTGCCGTCGTGGTGGTAAATCAGTCGGGGATCCGAAAAACTCTCCGGGACCAAAACTGTGTTTCCCGGATCAGGGTCAGTTGACGACCAGTAGTCCACCCGACCATCGGATTTCAAAACAGCATAGACTTCCATGGCTTTACCTCATCACCGCGGTTGCGACCAGCGAAGCGCCGTTGAAATTCACCTGTGCAGACGGCCCCCCGTTTCTTCGCACCTGCAATTTCACCGTAATGTTCCCGGTGCCCACGTTGGCGACTGCGATCGGGCGATGAACATACACGCTGGTGTTTCCGGTCATCGTGAATGAATAGACCGTATCCACGACACCTTTCACCACCACGCGCAACTGCGAGTCATATCCATTTTCCTCGGTACTTCCGCTTTGTACGAGGGTACCCTCAAAATGGCCCGACACGTTTGAGGCCAGCGGCATTGACGAGAGCGTGAAAGTGCAGACATCGACCCACGATGTGCTGTTGCTGGAACCAGAACCACCCGCCACGCCGCTTTTTGAAATACCTTCCGCCGCGATCTCTGTGGCCGTGATCGTTTCCGCTTCAATCTTTTCGGCGGTGACTGCGTCGGCGGCGATCTTTGCTGCGGTGACTGCGTCGGATGCAATTTTGGTTGCAGTCACTGCGTTTGCGGCGATTTTGTCCGCTGTAACAGCATTTGCGGCGAGTTTGACCGCCGTCACCGCCCCTGCCACGATCTTCTCGGCTGTCACCGCATTCGCGGCGATTTTGACCGAAGTAACGGCGTTTGCCGCAAGCTTTTCTGCGACAATGGTTCCGGCCTTAATGACCGAGCCAAGAAGTTCAAGCAAAGATCCGGATGAACCATCCGGGTCTGTCCAGCTTGTCGCACGGAAACCAGCAATGTCGCCGCTAGAGGTGGTCACCGTCAGACCCAGGAACGCGCTGGAAAACCCATCAAGGTCGGCTATCGCACTTGCGTGCTGCGTAATCACCGCACTCACACCACCGGCAGAAACCCCCAATTGGGTGAGCAAGGTGCCGAAGGCGGTTCCGGTCAGGGCGTTGAGGTCCAAACCGGAAATCTGGTTGATGTAGCCTTGCAACGCTTCATCGACGTCATTGAGTTCGGTTACGTCAACGCAGCGAAGCCCAAATGAGCGAATCCAGTCAGTCGCGCCATCGAGGACATCGAAGGCTGGCGACCAGTGCGTGGAGTGCGTGGTGCTCGGGATTGAAATTTCGAAAGTCGTATAGGTCCAAGTTGTGAACGGACCCACCATTGCGCCAGACGACGCGAACATGTCTCCGCCATTCACATCGCCTGACGTGCTTCCGCGCACTCCAGCCCGGAAGAGGTCGTTGGACTTGAACCACCCGGAGATCTGGAAGGTGCGCCCCGCTACATCTTCGGCGCGCAAAGGCCCTTCGCGAACACCATCCGTGAAATGCAAAGACTGAGCGCCCGCCGGGGCATGTGTCGGCACGTCCGTGTTTGATGTCGCATTCACCCAGCCGCCGACGCCGCCTGCTCCATCAGATTTCCGAATAAGGTTTGTGCGACCTATTTGCGCCGTGATTTCGGTCTTGGCCGCTGCAATCGCGTTGTTTGTATCGATAGCCGTGAGATAGTCTGAACTCAAGCTCGCTGAAAGCGAGGCAACAGAACCGGAAACGCTGTCGATGTTCGCCTGCAACGTCGTCTGTGCTGCGGAAATCGCGCTATTCATTTGCGCGGTCGTGGAATAGTTCTGAACTAGATCCGCTGTTACGTCCGCCAGGCCGGATACAACCTGTTGCTGCTCGATTTCCTGCGCTGTCGCGGGCCGGATCAGAACGCGGTGAAACTCGATGTCCTTGGCCGCTGGCGTGAAAACCGAGCTGGTGAAGTTCGCGAAGATGCGCACCTCGTGACGCGAGAAAACACCGCTGTAGTTCGACGGACGACTATGGATGGCCGAGGCGCGCTGAACGTCCCCGACTTCACCAGAAACCTGCATCGAATTGAACTCGATCTGCGTATACGCCTCGCCGGTCGTATGATCCCAATCCAGCCGCACGCCCGCGCCGCTCAGCGACCCGGAATGCAACGTGAAATCCACTTCGATCACGTAGTGGTCAAGATTTTCTGCGCCGTCCCAGATTTCTCGGTCGCTGCGCAGAAATAGCCCGTCGAATTCAGTGGCCGCGCACACGAAGCGGTGACTAATTCCGGTTGGATAGGCCGTGTTGGGCACAGACGTAACCGCGCCACCCATATTCCAACGAGACCAGCCTCGCGTTGCATCGAACCCGGCCAAGGTTACATCGCGAATGACCGATGTGCCACCGGCCACGAGCGAGGAATGCAGGTCGACCGAGGTTTGCAGTTCGGAGAGCGTCAGATCCCGCGAAGCAAATGCGGCATCAAGGGTTCCGACGAACCCGTCGGTAAGAGCGTCATGATCCGCTTGAGCATCTGCCGCAGCCTCTGCCGCCGCGTCAGCCGTGGATTTCGCGTCATCAATCGCGGCCTGCACCTCATCAGAAATGTCCTTCATAACAAGGCGAATGTCGTATGTCGTCACAGCGAACCAAGCCGACCAATCCACACGCCCTCCACCAGAGGCCTGCAAACCCACGAAATAATCTTGCGCGGGCAAAACGCCCTCAGTCAGAAGAATTTCACCGCCTGTATCCGTAGCAACACCACTAGACACAATTGCGGTCGAGTAATCCTGGATACGCCATTCAACGCCTTCAAGTTCTGGATCCAGACCTCGCACAAGGATGGCCGCGCGGCGCGGCGTACCGTCACTGTCGCGAATAACCTCCGGCACCACCTCAACACCTTCAATGACATATGGTGGCGGCGGCGCGACCTGAGTCGAAGGGCTCCGCGTGGGCAATTCATCCAGAACCGACCACGAGAAATCAGATGGATCAGTTTCACGAACCTGCAACGAGGTCAGAAGATCATAGGCAGAAACCCCCTTACCTTCGATTTGAAACAGCGTTCCCGAATATTGGTTGTACTCTGAGGTCCACGCGATTGTCGCCAGAGGCGGCAACTTCGCAGCATCTGGCGGCAGAGCAAGCTTGTGGGTCAGAAACCGGCGACTGTCCTCAACGTAGGCCTGCCCAACCCGTTGCACCTGTTTAGGGAATGGGCAGGCGCTCAGATTCAAAGACTCGAGTAACCGGCGGTCGCCGTCTAGGTTCTCCAAATCGGTACGCAAAACACGCTCAGCTTCCGAAACCGACCAGGCCATTTCCGGGTTGGGGAAACGCATAGTCAGCCCGTTGACTGTCGATGCTAGACCAGGAAACGGGTCCATTTCAGATGACTGCTCAACGATGAGATCATCATCAGTGATGAACATGCTCGGCAGCGCAGGCGCGCCAACTTGGATATACCAAGTGCCACCTTCCTCAGCCACATCACCGCCACACGCATCCATCAAGCGCTCAAGGACTTCTGCTGGCTCATGGTCATCGACATGAACCTCGAACCCGCCCCGGAATTGCCGCTCAGAACCACCTTCAGCCAGATCAATTTGCCGGTCACACTCATTCATCGCAGCAGCCCAAACCGACAACGGCAGGTCTTCCACGTCTGCGTCACCACCCCAGCGCGTGCCATCTTCGAACTCGATCCCGCGCAGCACGTTGTACGCCAGTACGGCCAAATTATCGCTGTATACTGTGGTGCCCGTGCGCGGGTCTAAAAGAGGGATGCCCTCCAGTTCGAACAGAACAGTCGGCGTACCCGTCCAGACTTTGTCGTCATATTCAAACTCGACAATGGCGAAACACCGACCACGACCAACCATGTCGGCAGACCAAGGAAAATCCGGGTGATCAGAATATTGCTCTAGTAGCAACGCCGGAGCCACTGTCTGCGAGCCGTCAAAATAGCTCAAGCGCACCTTGTCTGCGTAGGTGTCCCCCGTCGAAGTCCGGGTCACACCATGATCGAACGCTCCGTCAAATTCAATTTTATCGCTACCAAGGAACAATCCGACAAGCTGCTGACCGGCCATTCCGCCGAGGTCAACAACATAGGTCAGGGTGCGATTGCGCGAACCGCGCGACAGAGGCGGGCAAACCCAAGACCCAGCGGTCGAATAGTGTCCGATGATGAAACTTTCCGAATTGTCGCCGCCATCCAAAGTGACTTCAGTCTGAATGCCTGAACTACGGCGCGCCGAACGCCGAGCCTTAGCCTTCTGAATTGCGCTGATGGCCAGCCCAGTGCCGATCTGCAACAAGGCAAGACCAACCGCGCTCAGACCATTCACCCAGGTCACAAAGGTCGCGACCGCCGTAACCGGATCAGCCGACGCCGCACCCGCAGCAAGCAACCACAGAACTGCAAAGAAAATGCGCTGTGTCATACCCGAAAAGCCCTCACAGCTTCGTCTAGAGGAATGACGCCCGGACCATCCAAGCGGAGCACATAAATCGTTGGACCCTGCACAACCCCCAGGGCAAGCGCACCATCACCTTGCACCACGGCCAGATCGCCCACTTGAGCAAACAGCGGAGGAATTTCCTCAAACTGAGATTCTGCAAACTCAATCGGCCCATCAAATCCACGCTCGCGCATAAGCGCATAGCCTTCTTCAATTGTTTGGTATTCACCGCGATACTCCGCAGCCAGATCCACACCTGTCATGGACTGCACAGCGCCTGCCGCAAACAGCGCGCAATCGTGCTGTCCAGGGCGAAAATGCGCGCGGGAAATCGAACCAAGAAACGCGCACAAGGAAGCGCGCCACTTAGGATGGCGTGTCAATTTGGTCAATCTTTTGCCCTTGATTTTTGGCGGATTTAGCTCCGCTCTGAACCCCAGTAGATTTTGGTTTTGCCCGACAGGTCAGCGTGCCTAAAAAAGCCATCGCCACTGCGTTTGGACTGAGAAGCGTGTGATTTCAGAATGTGCGCCTTGCGCGTCAGAAGGCGCGCACTGGAGACGAGGCTCAGCTCAACGGACGACCCTTTCCCAACCGCTCCGATGCGCTCTGGGGCGGCGTCAATTGACCCCTTAAAGACCCGATGAATGCCTTTCAGCGTTCCGTTTTCAGGGTCAAATTCGGCCCAGTAGAGGTAGACCTTTGCAAGCCGAATATCCAAACCATGCACCAAATCTCGCACCTCTGGAGCCAACGCGGAAAGCGTGAGCTTTTGGGTTTGAACAACGACACCGGAACGAGATTTCAGATTTGGGACGCTCAGAACACTGCCGCCACCGCTGAAAAAACGCTCCTGGCCATCGATCTGGAAGGCGGCATCATCGTCGCCATCCCAAAAACCACGAGGCTGAAGTTCTGCAGTGACCCGGTCACGGGCGAGAATCCACACCAGATTGCGAATATAAAGATCAGAACGATCAATATCAGGAAGGCTCATCGCTTCGTCTGCCTCCACTTAAAGGAAAACCCACTGTCATAGCCTGGAACACGCTCAATTGGCTCAAAGCTTTCTGGCACGTACTTCGCGAGACAAACAGGATAATGGAGCTGCACAACGCCTCCAACCGCCAAGCCCAAAGGCAAAAATGGAAGCACCGAAATTTGAATGGATGACCCGGAAACAACGCCACCCTCGACCACCTTCCCAAGGTAGTGACGCACAGGCGTTGAACCGTAAGAAAATGAGAGGTGATCCCCATTTGTAAGCGTAACACCATCTGCAAGCCCCGTTAGGGTGAACCGCCTGCGGTCATCCGCATCAACAGCGGAGATCGTGGCCGTCAATTCTTGGCCCTCGTGCGCCTGAAGCCACTTTCGTTTTGGGTCCGACACAAAGAACGTAGCACCGACCTGACGAGCCAGATCCATCAACGCTGAGGTGCCGTCATGATCTTTGCGCAACCCGACCACAACCTTGCCCCCCCAAAGCGCATCTCCACGGCTGGCGCTCAGAATTTCACCGCCACCCGTGCCGCTTTGCGTTGTGGCTTCACTTAAAGCAAAGGTGACACCACGGACAGGCAGCGCCCGCATAAACCCATCAAGGGTCAAAGGATATGCAATGGCCATTAGTTTCTCACCCGCCTGTCATTGTCATATTTCGCCATACGATCCGGCATCGTCCGATCAATCTCAGACATCCCGGACGTGATTTTCTGGTCCGTGCGCGCCTCTATTTCACCAACGATCTTCCCGTCATCGGTTAGTCGAAGGCTCGTTTGAGAAAGCACAACCGCCACCTCCTGGCGACCACCCGCCGCCACCGCGCCCGACGCAAGCCGTGCGGCACCTTGGCCAGCGGCATCCATCATGCGCTTGGAGAGATCATGCGGAATGATCCGTGTGCCCGTTGGCAGATCCACAATCTCGCCACCCTCTTCAAAGATCTGGGTATATCCGCCGTGGTGAAACCCAGTTCCCCGCGCATTCTTAGGAACACCAAGGAACGCACCCAACAGCGTACCGAACCATCCGCCGCCGCCACCGCCAGAACCGCCGATATTGAAAAGGTTGGAGATAAGCTTCTGAATACCGCTGGAAATGAAATCCTGCGCCATTCTCTGAAAGACTTGGCGGGCCGCAGCACCCAAGCTTTTCCCCTGAACAATTGCACCCGCAATTCCGTCAGAGAAATCCTTAACCCTGTCATTCAGGTATTTAAGGTGCGGAGCAAGCTTATCCTTAATTGACCCGCCGGACCCGCCGGAACCATCGCCGCCATTTCCAAGGCTAGAAAGCAGATTATCCAACCTGGAAAGAGCGACCGAACCATCTTCAGCCTCACCCTCGACCTCGGCAATCTCATCTCTGATGGCCCTCAGAACATCAACCACGCCTTTTCCGGCACTCTTGATGCGCTCACCACCTTCATTGATTGAATTGATGGCATTGTCGAAAAGACTGTCGGCCACATCACCAAGCGCGCCGCTAACATTTGAATCCCCCAGAGTTCCAAGCCCCAGAGTTTCGCCAAGCGCTGATTCAGCAATGGAATTCCAAGCCGCCGCCATCCCATTGACCAATGCGTCCCAGGCTTTGGCAATCTCAGCAAAGGCACGAACAAAAGATCCGTTAATTGCAGAAGCGACGCCGGAAAGGATATTGAGCAGGCCCCAGGCGGTATTGCCAATACCGAGAAAGACAGCTTTGCCTAAATCGTAGACAAGTCCGAGCGCGCGCCCAAAAGATCCAGCGGAACTGACTAAGCGCCCAAACCAATAGACCAACTCACCCGCACCAACGACCAGCGCCCCGATCCCGGTGGAAATCAATGCAGCCCGAAGGACGCGAAGTGCGCGAGACAAACCCTTTACAGCCAGACCAGCCAGTGCAGCCTTTTTCGATGTCGCCCCTAGCGCAACCTCTAAAGCAATGGCCTGCGCGACAGCGGCACGAGCGGCGGCAACATATCTCACACCAATTGCCGCAACGAGGCGCACCCCGAAAACCGTGGCCAGCACACCAGCAATTGCGACGACCCGCGCAAAATATGGCGCTATCGCCTGACCTACGGTGGCAAAGACATTCAGAAACGCCACCAGATATGGGATCAAACTGGCGAGCGCCACCTGTAGACGGGTACTTAAAACCTCTGAAACCAGGGCAAATTCGTTCCGCGCCTTGCGCGCCGCGTCAATAGTCTCTTGGTCAATCGCCAGACCAAGCGCCTTTGCCTTCGCAGTCACGAGATCCAGCGCTGCACCCTGATTGGCAAATACAGGGAGAAGCGCCGTCGCATCGCTCGCCAGCGCCTCCATATAGAAGGTCATTTCCTGCTGCGACACGCCCGCTTTTTCAAGACTCGAAACGTATAGCTGCAATGCATCTGAAGATGACAAATCCTCAAACGACTTAAGCGTCACCCCGACCTTTGGCGCGACTTTTTCAAAGAAGTCAGTGAGCGGGCCTGCACCTGTGGCCGCAAAATCACCCAGCTTATCGTTCACATCCTTAAGGATGTCGGCAAGCTTCTCCTGATCAACGCCATAGCTAGCCGTCGCCAGGGATAGAATTTTCAGCCTCTCGGCGGTCTCACCAGCGACCTTGGCCTGATTGTCCAGTTCGGTCAGAACGCCCGCCGCGCTTCTCACTGAGGCGACCACCCCAGTGAAAGCAGCGGCAGCGGTCGCACCGACACGGATCAATGACCGGCCAAATCTCTTTGCGAGACCTTCGCTTTCATGCAGACCCTTTTTGAACCCACGGGAGTCAAGCCCAAGGGTTGCCATGAGGCGACCAGCCAAAGACATAATCAGTGCTTCCTCGTTTCTAGGAATTCGCTCCAAGTGAGCTTAGGCAGTCCACTTGCCGCTTGTTCTGTCATGCCGGGCAATGCCTCTTCCGGCAGCGTCCGATCATGGCCACGCAGGGCGTCGCAGTAAGCCTGCAACCCTTTTTGATCGTACCGGCTGCCGACATATGCGGCCTCAGCAAGATCAGCGAGATATTGCGAGCGGCGGCGACCCGCCGAACGCATCTCATTGAGAAATTGACGCGGGGTTATCGACCAGAAACGATCTGGATCCAGCCCAGCATCAAGCCAAGTTTCATGGAGCGAATGGACGTTTAGTCCTTCGCTCCCGACTGATTTCCCAGCGCTTCACCCTCGACCTCCGCTGACGACGATGCATCAGGCAAAGAGCCTTTCAACAAATCACGGATTTGCTTGGGGTGTTTATGAATGAAGGCTTGAGCTTCTGACAAAGTGGCGTCCGGGTGATGCGCACGCATGGCAGAATGAACCAGCGCTCGCAGGGTCACAAACCCGTGGTTGGAACCATCCAGCTTCTCAATTGCCTCAAACGCATCTTCGCCCGTCGCGTCCTGAAACGCTGCAAGGGCCTTCATATCAAGGCGAAGGGTCTTGTTCCGCATGCGAACTCGACCCGTCACCTCACCAGTGACTACGTCAGCCATATCGCCCCCCTTAAGTGGTGATTTCAGCTTGGACAACGACGCTAAGGGTCGCCATCATGATCCCCTTTGGACCAAGTCCCTTGGGGATGTAGGACTTGACGTAACCCGCAAAGATGCGCTCCGACGCCGTGCCAGCCTTCAAGCCCAGCTGAAAGGCCTCTTTTGAGGTATCCAGACCCGACAATACGGTGTCAGTGGCGCTGTCCGGCACATAATGCAGGTCGATGGACCATGGCGCTACCGGCTTCATACCAGGAATTGCCTCCTCCGTGTCATTGGGGCTTTCCAACGTGGTGGCATCCAATTCCGGTGGTGACTGGTCCGGGAAATCAAAGCTTTCGATCCCCAACAAATTTGTCCATGAAACCGGGTCACCGACGCCTGCGCGCACTGTAGAACCCGCACCACGAACCGCTCCGCTAGCTGGCATGACTATCTCCTAATGTGTGATGGCCCGTCAAACGGGCAGTTGATGACCTACGAATTCGCCGGCCAATATTTGATGACAAACATCATCGACAGGGTGGCGACAGGTTGCGCGCCACCCGTATCCTCTTGATAGGTGCATTCTTGAAGAGCGACCTCTTGCTCATCGGTATCCAGCAAGTCGGAAACAAGACGCTGGATTTCATCGCTGTCTTCATCAGCAAGGTCCTCCAAACCACTCCCAACACGCTTTGCAACCACAATTACCGTGGTCGAGACTTCGCTATTGTCAAAGCTGTGGTTTAGGTCTGGGCTCCAACGGGGAATGCCTACGCCGAAAGCTGGCAGCTCTTCAGCGTTCACCTTCTTGTCCCAAATTCCGACCTGCCCAAAATCTGAAAAACGCGTTGAATCCGCGATCATTTGACGGACACCATCGCGGATGGGTTTGTTTAGAACTGTCATTCCGCAACCTCCAATTCGTAAATCACGAAACGGTCAGAAGCCGGGGATGGGCTAGGCTCCCCATTCATCACCTCGTATCGCGATCCCGGCTCGACGGATGGTTCGACAATGTCGCCACGCTTTAGATCTTCGGTCGCAGGAACTTTTAGGGTCGGCGACAGAACCAAAACTGGAAACCCATCTTCGCCCGCGACCTCTATTGGCTCACGGCGAAATACGCCCCGAACAGTTCGCGGCGAGCCTCCAAGGGCTGGAGTGACCGTGACTGGCTTACCGAATATCCCATTCAGCAAACCAGCCACGCCATCAAATGCGTTCGACATATCCTTAGCGGATCACGCCATCCAGCAAGACATCACCAACGGATGAAGGATTGGCCGCAGTTGCATCTGCTGCGCCGATCAGATCGTTGGATGTGTCCACGGTCGTGCATTCACCTGCGGCGGCATCCCAGTAGATCAAGTCGCCCTTGGACCAAGCTTGCGCCTCCAGTTTTGGCAATGCAAACACGCCAGCGCGCACAAGAACCACGTCTTCACCAATCGCAGCAGCGCCCTGGGCAACGCCGGAGATCCCGCCGACCTTAACAAAATCGCCGGAAGCGATTGCCGCCGTCGCCGTAATGGTGACGTTCGCACCTTGTCGTTTGAAATTATTCATGACGTACCTTTCAGATTTCAGAGTTTCAACGAAACAGAGCGGCCTAAGCCGCTCCGTTTCCAACTAAATTTTGGCCTGGTTTACTGACCAGGGTTCCGGTCGATACCGCGGAATTCGGTTGCCGCTGCGCCAAAGATATGACGCGCATTAATCGTCACCTTGTCAGGGTTCATCCCTTCAATGGTGCGAACGGTTGGAGCCGCATGCCCCTCCAGATGCGCGACCGAGATGGGCGGCAAATCAGAAGAAACCAGATACCAAGCGGTGTCCGAACCTCCCGCCACGGAACCCAGGTGAGGAGCCACAACGGTCTCCAGGGTTGTGCGGAACGGGTTGGCATCAGTTGTCTTCGCCGGGGTGAATGCCGCGGTGAATTTACCGGCGGCTGCTTCCAGCGCTGGCGGCACAATCAGCAAGTCTGGCTCAATCATGAGGAAATCCTCAGAACCTTCTGCCGCGCCAAAGGCCCGTTGTTCCCACATCCGTTTGCGACCGTTACCGACAGAGGTCACGGTGATACCTGCTGCATTGCCAATGTTATTGTGGTCCGCGTGGCACAGAGCAACACCGTCAGACTTCAGCGCGGCGTTTTGGCGAATGAGCCCCCAGACCATGGAAGCTTCCATCTGGCGAGCTGCGATTGCAAACTCGCGAGGGATGCGGTCAAATGCCCCCATATCATCGTTGACCACCGCCTCGAAGGTAATGTTGACGGTACGGCCACGGCGCTCGACCTTCAGACCTTCCGCTTCATCGTTCAGCGTGGCTTCCTCATACTCACCGTTTTCCTTCACAGTCTTGAGCTGGAAGTCACCACCGAAGCGCACCGCATGCAGCTCACGGAAGTCGCTCGCCTGCATCGGAGTACCAGCAACGCGCTGCCAGTTCGCAGCACGACGCTCATACGCCGCCAGAAGCTGGCGGCTCATCACTTCGGTTGTGATATAAGCAAAGTCGCTCACTCCGAGCGCCCCGCCCATCATCGCGGTCGATTGCATTCCACGCTGAACCTGCGCCATACGGTCAAAGCCTTTGCGGCCACCCAGTTCCATGGCGAGATCGCGGACACGCATACCCCGGAACTGAGAACCCGGCCCACTGAAGTCGCCCATCATCGCGCAAATCATGCCCTCGATACGAGTATCGGTTTCGTCCTGACGGGCACCTGAGACCACTGCCGGAACAGCGCTCGGAGCGGATGCAGCCATGATCGCCATAAAGCGATTGCCTGCAGCTTCAGCAGGAGTGCCAGCGTTGATGACATTTTCCACCTCCACCGCTGGCAGCGTGCCTGCCGCCATGAACGGCGCGGCCACTTCGCGAATTGCACGCTGACGCTCGCGTTCAGCAGCGATACCTTGCTGCATGACGGTTTCTTCCTGCGCAGTTGTCATGGTGGTATCTGGCTCTGCCACCGTTGCAGCAGCAGGTTGCGGTGTCTGCACCGCCGGTTTCTTGCCTTTGGACATATGGTTAGGCTCCTGAGTTGCGGCCATGCTGGCCTGTTGTTGACTGGCGGGTGCAGTCGGGGTGACACCGGACGGAGCGCCCGGCGATTTGAATTCGTCGATCTTCATGAGGAACCGCTTGCGGTAGGCGCTCATTTCCGCCTTCACAGCTTCAATCGCTTCGGCTTCGGGCACATCACTGGTACCGTTGCCGGTAACCTGATCAGCAAGACCGACTTCGACGGCAGCGGCTGCACCGAAATAGGTTTCCTCAGCCATGAGAGCGTGCATTTCCTCGACAGTTTTGCCCGCCCGAGCGGCGTAAACACCGGCATAAGTGTCGGCCAGCAGGCGCAACCGTTCTGCTTCCGCTTCATGCTCCTCAGCGGAACCAAAAAGGCCGCTTGAAGGATTGTGGATCATCAGGAATGAACCGGCGGACATTTCGACAACATCAGCGCCCATCGCCAATAGCGACGCTGCGCTAGCGGCAACACCGTTGACTTTCAACGTAACTTTACCGGGATGCGCCTCCATCGCGGCACGAGCCGACTCGCCCTCAAACGGATCACCGCCTTGCGAGTTAATGACGATGGTAGCATCGCCAGAAAACGCCGCCAGCGCCTCGCGCACCATGCGTGCCGAGAAACAACCGCCCCCGTACCATTCACAGTATTCGTGGCTATGAATATAACCTTCCAGCACGATTGTGCCGTTCATGATCAGGTCAGTCCCGTTCATCGTCGTCTTCCTCTTTTTTGGAGCCGTCATTTGTCGACTGCTTCCCTCGATCCGAGACAGGCACAGGTTGACCTGGCCGTCCCTCATCCTCTTCACGTTCTCTGGCGATCACATCCGGGTCATAGCCAAGCTCACGCTGTTTGCGCTGACGGCTGGTCAAGCCCGCCTCAATCTCTTCAACCGCAGCGGAGACCTCTTTGGCTGGGTCAATCATGGGCCGTTTCGGAGCCGTCCAATCAATCGCCTTTGGCACCGGCGACAGACCACCGGAAAGGCGCGCCAGACGCCATGCATCCCGCGTCCACTTTGAAACGCCCATGCAGAATTGAGTGATGATTACGGCGCGCTGCCAAATCTCAACGAAGCGATCCATCTCAATCCGGCCCATTTTCCCTGAGCTAAAATTGACGCCACGCAGATCGCCGAAACTCTCGTAACTAAGGCCCAAGCCCATCGCGATCATTCGAATGGCTTGGTTCATGAACTCCTGATAGCCGTCCACCTTTGGCGGCTCGGATGGCGTGACCTCTTGACCTTCCTTCAGGCCAATAATCGCACCAGGTTCCACATTTTGTAGCTCAGTTCCCTGATAGGCTTTGCCATCCTCACCGGTGGAAACAAAGAACGCCAACAACGACCCAATTTTCTGTTTCAGAATTTGCGCTTCCTGATAGTCGCTGATTTCGCCAAGCGTCATCATGACGGGAGCGAGCCATGGAATGCCGCGCATCTGACCAGGACGCTCAATGCGACGAATGTGAAGAATTTCCGAGGCAGGCACGCGACGGCTCGTAAGATCGCGACGACGCCGCCAATTGAGTTCGCCTGGATGGTGATCAAATAGCCAATAGGCAACGGCTTTGCCCGTTGGACCATACTCGATCCCCTCAATAACCTCATTGTCACCGTTGCTGGTAATCGACTCATCAAGGTGATCGACTTCCATCAACTGGATCTGAAATGGCAACTTCAAATCCCGCTCAAAGCGCGTGTCACGCATCCGGCGGCGAACCAATAGCTCGCCATCAGTGAATACTGCGTTCATGACCTGCGTTTGAAGCCCAAGTATGTCGCTGACACCGTAGCTATCAATTGCAGTGGTCAGAAGGTGATCAGAAATCACCTCCATCGCCTCATCAGCCTCACCCTCATCGTTCTTTTCCATACGGACGGAGGGGCGAATACCAGTACCCACCACATTGCCGGTGGTGACATCTCGACCACGAACCGCCAAAGCGCGGTTGCGCATCATGTCGCGGCTGAGATTACGTAAACGCGCGCGATTGCCGAATGCAGCAGAATCCGCAGATGTTGATGGCGCTTTCCAACCAAAGGCCCGGCGACCTTTGGAAGCACCGTCATAGTTCATCAGCGTCTGCGCCGCTGACCGCGCTCGGATCCTGGCCAGCCCGCGTTCTGGGCTGATCGCAAGAACTGCTCTATCAATCCACCCCATTAGAGACCTCGACCAGTTGACGGATAGGAGACAGTCATGCCATCGCCAGTTCCCGAAATTGCGCCTTCAATGTCGCGAATGCGGCGGCGCATTTCCTTGCCGCTGGTGAAAGTGATCTTTTCACCTGCAAGCTCTACGGACAGGACGCCCTTGGCGTAGGCATCTTTCAGGTCTTGGAGTTGTTCGCTGGTGTACATGCCTACCCTCGCTTTAAGAAATTCACATGCCGAGGCACCGGCGCAGCTTCGCGCGGCGCTTCAATTTCTTCGACAGTGCCGCCACCCAGCGGGACTGCATTCGTGTTCTGAAGGCCACCCAAGGCCCAGTTTGGAGGCGCTTCCCAGTCAATGCGGAGAAGGCCTTTATGCTCGGCAGCAGCACGCGCCTGAACGGACAGGTCGAAACCTTCATTTCGAACCTGACCCTGTTTTTTCTGCCATCCGTCAGATGTGCGCTCCTCAGCGACATACTCTTTCAGAAGCGGCTCGTTTTCTCGCATCCAACTAGAGAGCAAGAATGCACCCTTACCGCCTTCGGCGCGCTTCATTGCCGCCGCAACCGTGTCCTTAATTCGGTCGGTTGCCATCGTTAGAATCTTGATGTTCCGCGCGGCCTTACCGCCGCTACCGCGCTCAGGCTCGGCATATTTCAATCGGAACTGCGTTTTGAACGATCCCTGACCACGAGAAACACGCCAGCGATCACCTTCATCGGCGCGCCGCCGACCCCGAAGGAATGCCTCTGCGTTATCACTGACGCCCGGCTCACCTTGGAAATCGACCACGTTGAGCAAAGGCTTTAGCCCGTAGTTTGCGCCCGCGACCGGGATGACGCGATGCGCCAACGGCTCAAGAACCTGCCAGTCTTCGATATATTTGGCCGGTTCCAGACGCCGTGTTTCATCGCCCTCGCCGATGCCAATGTTCGGGGCATCCTTGGGCGGCTGAGTGAGATCAAAACGGTCAATGACCTGCGCCTTGCCATATTCGCCAAATGCCGTGATCTGCACGGGAAAATATGTGCCCTGCACGTCCACAGTCACAACAACGAAGCGTGTCCAAGATGGGGCAACGCCCTTTTCGGATTCCTGCAAATTGTCTTTCAGGAACTGCACCGAAAGTGCATCTTCCTTTTCTTCAACCTTCCGGCGGTACGGAACACCGAGGTCCGTGTAATTGAATCGCGCCAGCTTCAGATCGTCATCCAGCGTTTCCAGATGGCGCAAGGCTTCCATTTCCCGCACAACCAAATCAGACCAGTTTGCGAATGTGGCCGCTGCACCGTTCAACGACCAAGACGCGATTTCCGATCCACGCACCCTGGAATCGTTCAAGGGCACAAGCTCTCCACCGCTCTCAGCCTCGTGAAGCCAGCCACCTGCGCCGCGATACGCTTCACGGTTAAACTCATTCTTGTGGCTTGGCCCGATCAAAGATCCGCAAGCTGGGCAGCACATTTCGGCGGCATCGCCTGCCTCACGCGGGGCCAGGGTCCGATTGATTACCAAGCGCTCATAGGTCGGCTCAAAAATCTCATCGCAGTCCTTGCAGCGCCAATACCAGCGCCCGCGCGTACCCTGATTGTAGAGCAGGACGATTCCGAACTTTACCGGCGGCATCTCATGCGGATGCTCTTTGTCAGGAACCCAATCCAATTTGGTCACGGGCCATGCAGGTGTGCTTTCAGCGAAAGCATAGCCCCGGCTCAGAAACGTCTTGATCCGCTGCATTGCCATGTCGAAGGCCGAACCTTCAGGCGCTTCCTTCCGAACCCCAAGCTCCGGCGGGAAGTGATCATAGTCGGTCATTGCCACAAGGCGATATTTGGCCGAGGAAAGCCATTGCGGCGTCGGATAGCCCAAGCTCATGACCATGCCAAGGAAACGCTTGCGACTGAAGGTGTCGTCGTCACGCCCTTTGCCCAGACGGTCCTTAACCTCTGGGCTATTTTGGATCACCGGGTTGAGCGACTGCTCCACCCAACGGTCTCGGCTTGGCCGATCCATGTGGATAATCAAAACCGGAGCCGGATCGCAAACGACCGGATGGAGCGCGGTTGTGATCAATGCCAAGGTTTTACCCGACTGCGCCGGGCCGACAAATGCACCACCTTTGAACAAGCGGGATTGCATCGTATCCACCGGCTCGCACATGTAAGGCGTCACTTCGGGGTCGTAATTTTTCCAAACCCCACGGGTTTCAACGCGCACATTGCGCGACGCAGACTCCATAGGGGTGATGCGGCTTGGCGCATCGAGAATTGGCAAGCTATCAGCAAGAAGCGAGTCCGCTTTGACAAAAGGTGGCAGCGGAGCGAAGTCCATGACTTGCCCCAACGCCCGATCAGACATTTCCACCATTTTATCCTGTCTCAGATTTCAGTGAGACAACTTCACCGGGCTGATAGCCACCGCCTTCGATCTGACGACGCATCTCATCAATGATGCCGTCAAAGTAATCTTCTGCTTTGTCCACTTGGCGCGCGTTTAGACCAAATTCCTGCTCCAGGTAGTCAGGCGCATTCACAAGTGCATTGCGAGCCGAAATCAAAAGTCCTTCAAGCATGCGCTGAACATCGGCAGTCCGCACCAACTCACCACGCGCCATCGCAGCACGGTTGCGGTCAAGTTCTGCCAGCGACCATTCACGAACCTCTTTGGCCGAAAGACCCGCAGTCACAGAACCCTGATCAAACTCATCTTCGCCACGAAACAGCATCGCCTTTTGCGCGGCACTCTTTTGCTTTTGGCGAACCTCAGCGGCCTCGCCCGCATCTTTCCATTTCCGCCAAGCAAAGCACTGATGGAAACTCAGCTCATAAGAGCGACCATTGCCGCCCTGCTGAACCACCGGCATGCCACTGGAAATCCACTTGCTGATCGTGTTGGTCGATGTGTTCATGGCCTGCGCCATCAATTCGATGTTGAACACCTCATCATCAACCCCTTCAGGCAAGGGATATGCTGCTAGGTCCAGTTCCTCCCCGCTATCCAGTGTGATGACGTTAGACACAACAGCCCCCATAAGCTTCTGATTAACAACAAGAACCCCAACCCCAAGACTCAAAAAACACAAAACAGCCTCAGGAAACGGGGTGCGAATTACCCGTGTGCAGGGGTTCCCCAGGAAGGACCCGAGGGCCTATCGGCGTGTCGCCATGGCCTTTTCGAAGGCCTTCCTAAAATTTGGACCGATGCGCTGGTGATAAACTTCCTCAGCACCGTCATAGAAACCCAGCCGCTCGGAATAGCTGGGAAGTGTGTCGAGAAAGTGGGCGATCTTTGTGACCTTCTCACGTTTCCCCTTGCCCGTGCGTTTGTAGATCCCCGGCGTCAGGCGCGAACCCGACTGAGGAACAAAGTATGCAGCACGCGACCTATTGCGCGCCTTGCTCTCTTTTGTGGCGTTCGCGGTGTACCCCACTTCGCGCCAACCCTTGATGGCCGAGATCGCCTGATTGCGCTGACCCGGCGACCAGTTGCCAAATTTGTTCAGCTTTGCACCCGCCGCAGGCACGACAGCAGTGAGCAAGCCGTCATATGCAAGCGAACTGGTCAGCATACGTTCAAGCCCGGTCTTGGGCCTGCGCCCACCGTGTTCCTGAACTTTCAGAAAGTGTTTCTTTCCGACCGATGGCCGCTCCTGCACCTTTGCAGTTGGCTCAGCTTTCGTTGCCCGCCAAACCATAAAGGCGTTCTTTGCGAAGCGCGTTGGCTGATCAAAGACCACTTCCATTCGGTTCTGGACGTGCTCCAATACTTCCTTTGCGGTATCGTTGAGCGCCCAGACCTCCGCTATCGGCAATTGCTTGCGTGCAATCTCATCGTTCACGTTGATGAAATCGGAGATATTCAGATCAAGGCCAAAGTCAAAACCGTTCATGCCTCACCTCTCTCAGCGATGGCCAGCACTATGAATTTTGGCGGAGTACAAATAGAAAAGCGCTCAACGATTTGTTGAGCGCATTTGTCGATGATGCATATTTAGTGCCAGCAGGTGAGTTAAGCGTCAAGCCCCTTTGTGCGCGTCACTCGAAAATTGCTCAAAACCAAGCGAGAGGCCATCAGCGTGCGCCGTATAGCTTCCCTGCCGCAATATCGGCCCCATCATTCGGTCGAGCGCAGCGCCGAGCGCAGCCCGCAACTTAGAAACCGACCCGCCATGCTTTGACCAGCCATGCCGCCGCAACACCTCGGCCAATGGCTTGTCAGACAGGCAAACCATATCCACCAAACCACGAAGGCTGATACTGACCCGCTCCACCTTTGCCGGTGCTGCGTTCAGATCACCCATGATCGTGCCGGTGCGCTTCGGTCCTTTGCGCTGCCGCTTGACTTCCAATGCCAGGCCATCGCCGATGCGCTCCCGAATGAGCGCGATCTGATCTCGATCTCGCAGCACGGCATCAATAAAACTGCTCGATCCACCGGACCCGCCACCACCCACAGCTTCAACCGACGAACACCGAACACCGGCAGATGCATGGCGTTCCACCAGATCGCGATAGTGCCGCCCCATCATGATCTGGGCAGGCGAGAATGGAGGAACGAAATCAGACTTGTCACCCTTGTGCGCTTTCCACGCCTTAAGCAACATCAGGTCAAACACATCAGCACGTTGAATCGACTTCAGCGGCACACCGTCAGCGCCCATGTGACCAGATGGTTTCAGCTCCCACTCCTGATCGCCCTTTGGGTAGAGCTTCATTGGCGTATAGCTTTTGACCGGACCACGCGCGGGTGCCGCCGGGATCATCGGACAATAACCATCCGGCAGAACTCCTTTCGCCTTCATTCGGTCCAATCGCTCCGCTTCACCCAAGGCGCGCACATCCATAGCGATGGCAATTCCGTGACGGTTCACCAGGAAAATCCGCTCACGCTTCACGCCGCCACCTCGCCACCATCAGATGCACGAATTGCCAGAGCATCCGACTGATGACGCAAGTACCAATCCAACCACTGCCGACGCTCATTCACCGCAACACCGCGCAGGATCGCATCCTGCACCTTGGCAACCTCAGCGCTGTTTTCCTGAGCCTCGCGCGCCAGCCGGTCCAAGTTCATCTTTGAGAATGGCGGGCCATACTTCTTTGCCGCCATGAACAGCTCTGTCAGATAACCCATCATCTCGGCACGGTCGCCAGCCTGACTGCGCAGCACGCTGACCACGTAGGGGCAGGATCGCGGCGGCGGAGGCTGCAACGACATAGCCTGACTGAGTATGGCGACCTCATCCGGCCATTGGTTGCGCTCTTTTCCCTTGGCGTGACGGGTACACCACGTCACCAGACCCTCAAGCATTAGATCAGGCAAATAGGACAGCTTGTCAGCCAGACGGATTAGCATCTCTGAATAATCCGGCTCTTTCATCCGGGTCTGCTTTCTCATGCCTGACGCCTCAAGCGGATTGATCAGCAGTCGTCTTACGCGATCACGTTTGGTTTCTTCACAACGCTCCATTACGTGCCTCCAATCTTCCTTGCAAATCCAAGTTATCCACAGGCAACCGATTGAGAGCGGAGCGAAACGAACTATGTTCTCTTTCTCTTATCATTTCATTTCCTCTCTTATGTCTGGAACTGTTCCGTTTTGTTCGGAAACGTCCCTCCATGTTCCAACTACAGGTTGCCCAATTTATCCTTTGTTTTCAGTTACCCGCTCGACCACGGCCCAATATTTCATCTTGATATGCCGCCCGCAAAGCACGTGCGATTGAGTGCTGGAATTGAGGCATACGCCGCTGCCCCTTGTGATGCTCCAGCAG